TGGAGGCGGTGGAGGCGGTGCTGGTGAAGGTGCCGGTGCTGGACAGGGTGGTGATACAGGGGCCGATGCTGAAGTAGGCACCACTACGGCTGCAGAAAAAACTAAAGTAGAAACAACAGAAACAACAGAAACTCCAGCGAAGACTGCTGATGTAGGTTTAGGGGCAAGTGAACCAATAGACGGCAAATGGAGACGAGATCCTGATGACCCTAATGGGTGGATTCATATTCTTACCGGCACCACTTTTGAAGAAGGGCAGGGGGGAAAGTGGAGAAATAAAAGCACTGGAGAGGTAGTTGAAGAGTTTACTGAACCCACAGAAAGCACAGATGAAGATAAAGAACTTATAGAAGTTACCGGGGCAGGAACTGGACTAGGTGGAGGGGCAGACACTCCCAGTTCTACAGACACTACAACTGCGCCTTCTGAAACAACAGGTGACATTGATTTAGGAACACCGGCTTCCTCCACAACTGGGGTTAGTTCTACAACCACTGCAGGTGCTGCTGCAGGCACGGATACTACAACCACGGCTACTACGTCTACAGGCACGGCTGGTGCAACTACAACACCTACCGAAACGACCACAGGTGGGGCTGGTACAGGTGCGGATCTAGGTACAAGTGATACCGCTGCGAATGAAGATCAGGCAGGTGCAGGTGCTGACGGGGCAGGCACAGGAACTACTGGCCCTGCGGATGAGGTGGGTACAAGTGCTGCCGATGTTACAGGTACAGGTACAGAGGTTTCTGATGTTACAGGTACAGGTACAGGTGCTTCTGGTACTCCCGGTGTAGGTGCTGGCAATGTAGGCAATCCCGGTGATGTAGGCGAAGGTACGGGTGCAGGAGCAGGTACGGGTAGTGGTACGGGGAGCGGTACAGGGGCAGGAGAAGGGCCGGGAGAAGGTAGTGGCCGAGGGTCAGGCAGGGGCACAGGCATAGGTAACCAAATATTTGCTGCTCTTATGCAACCGCAACAGGTTCAAGTAAAGGCAGGGCCAGTTGCGGGTGATATAACTCCATACGATTTCAGTAGTATATTTGCAGACAAAGAACAGGCGAGTAAATTTATTACGCCTTATGGTGTGCGCAAGGCCGCTGCAGGTGGCGTGATACGCTCAGACACTGATACTATAATAAAGCAGTTAGAACGTAAGAAAAAACCTGCTGATACGATGGAAGATTTGTTCCGTATCATTGGAGGAAAGTAATGGGTTGGTTTGATGAGTTCATAAACGAGCAGATAGAAGATGCCGGTGATTTCTTTACAGAGGACATAGGCAAATATGTTGGAGATGCTGACAATTTGGGAAGCACTCTGCTTGGTTTAGGTCTTGGGTATCTTGCAGATAGATCTGGTATAGCTGATCCAAAAATACCTACCACTGGGTATCAAGGCAGTATTCCTGAGTATACTGCAGTGCGTGAGCGCGTGCCTATGCAAGCAGACCCTAACAGAAGGCCCGGATCAGCAGGGCGCAGATACTTTTCTGACACTATATTTGCACAAAAACCTGAAACAGAACCCATGACTGTAGAGCAAGCTCGCACACAAGCAGCGGCGCAAGCTAAAGGTATAGCTGCTGGACAACCTCCAGTGGCTGCTCCGATAGAAAAAGAATACGATCCTGATGCAAAAGAGGTGGGCATGGCAGGGCCAGACCGTATGTATGCGTCTGGAGGCATAGCAAATCTCTCACAGGGTAGGTATTTAGGTGGCACCACAGACGGGCAGGCTGACAAAGTGCCCGCTAGAATAGATAACGGACAAGAAGCTAGGCTTAGTGACGGTGAGTTTGTACTACCTGCTGATTTAGTGGCGCTTCTAGGTAACGGCAACTCTAATGCAGGTGCTAGAAAACTGCATGAGTTTATGGACAGAGTGCGTAGACAAGGCACAGGTAGAGAAACACAACAGAAAAACATAGATGCAAACAAAGAGCTATCTATGCTTCTAGGGTAGGAGGCGTTATGACAAACGGAACTGGTGATGGTACTGGTGGAAACGCTGGAGCAGGTGAATACACAAACTTTACGCCTCAAAGAACAGGTAGCTCAGATTCACTTGCTACCTATGCTGGCCCCTATGTTACCGATATGTTGGGCAGAGGTCGGGCACTTGCTGACCAAGGCTATCAAGCCTACACAGGGCCGCTTACCGCAGGGCAATCTCAACTACAAGACACAGCGTTCCAAGGTATAGCTAACCTAACTGTACCTACTACGAGTATGGGTGCGTTTAACCCCGGAACTTTTGCTGCGTCTGGCGCTCCTACAATGACCACAGAGGGGGCTAATGCTGCTGCCGCTACAGGTATAGTGGGTGAGTACATGAACCCCTACCTATCCGCAGTGCTAAACCCGCAACTAGAAGAGGCACGTAGACAGGCAGAGATAAGTAGGCAAGCAGAAGCGGGTAGGTTCACTAGATCGGGTGCATTTGGCGGCTCCCGCCAAGCCATTGCAGATTTAGAACGCGACAATATTCTACAACGCAATTTAGCTGATATAACAGGTAAAGGGTATGCGTCAGCATTCGATGCCGCTAGACGGCAATTCAATGAAGAACAACAACGACAGCAGACAGCTAGAGATGCTGCAAATCGTTTTGGGCTTGATGCACTTGCAGCGCAGACCAGAGCGGGAGAGATACAACGCGGTATAGAGGCAGAAGGTATTGCTGCTGATTTAGCACAGTTTGAAGAAGAACGAGACTTCCCATACAAGAACGTACAGTTTATGCAGTCACTGCTTGGTAAGCTACCACTTACAACACAGTCTTACACTTATTCACAACCTAGTCAGTTGAGCAACATACTTGCTGGTGGCGGAATAGCTGATGTAATAGCGTCATTGCTTGGCGGGGCTGGCGGTAAAAAAGAAGAAAAAGAAGAAGAAACTACTGACCCCAATGTTGGGAGGCAAATTACATGATCCCGATGGACAGAGAAGTCGATGAGCTTGCTGAAGTATACAGCCCACAGCAGCTACAACAAAAATATAAAGTTACACAAGAACTTATGTACCTGCTTGCTTTGCAGAAAGTTCAGTCAGATATGAAGGCTGCACAAAACCAACTGGCTATGAGCCAACAGCAGCAGCCCGGAACTATAAAAGACCAGATGGAAGGACAAGTCTTTCAAGAAAAACTACGTCAAGTGTCTGGCACTATAGCTCAACAAGAGGCCCAAAGAAGACAGCGACAGCAGCGCATGATGGCTAGCGGCGGTATTGTTGGGTTTAATAGAGGTATGTCTGTTTCTGCCCCAGAAAAACCGGGGCTTTTTAGTCAGTTTAGTTTTCCAGACATGACTGCCGTTAGGCGTATGGAAGAGAGAAAAGAGGCTGAGAAACAACGCTTACGCGATGCAGGTGTTGAAGTACCAGAAAACATAACTTTAGAAGAGATAGAAGAAAAACTAGCGCAAATACCAGAAGATATAAATGAAGCTCTTGCTGACCCAGTAACTAAAAAACGAAGGGCAGAAGCCAAAGCAAGAAAACAAGCGGAACTAGATGCTATACGTGCAGAAGAACCCGATCTAGCGGGGTTAGCCGGTATAGAAGCAGCTAAATTAGCAGCAGAAAAGCCACAACAAAAAAAGCCATCAACAACCACTCCTAAAACTAATGACGGTGGGATTGCAGATGTAACTCCAACGACAACCCCATTTACAAAGCCTGATAAGGTAATAGATCAGTTACCAGCAGGGCTTAAAGATAGCCTAACAACTATGGCTGGTATGGGGTCAGAAGGTATAGCGGCGGTTGCAGGCGAAGCAGAGCGTAGAGCAGAAAGAATTGCAGGCAGGGCAGACAAAGCACAGAAGTTTGAGCGTATGCGTGAAGAACAAGAACGCTTGTACAACGAACTGCAAGATCCCGACAAGCAACAAGCACAAATGCGCCGTAACATCTTTGCAGCGTTTGGTCGTGGCGGTAATTCGTTTGGTCAGTTGATGGGTAATGCTTTAACTGCGATAAGTAGAACTGAGGCGGGGCAAGATCAGCTTAAGCAGCTAGCACTATCTAAGAAACAGGGTGTTGATACGCTTGCGATGGAGCTAGATGTAAAGGTTGCGGATCAAACAAATCAGTCTATAAACGCTGCTATAGACGCTGCTAAAGCAGATAGACGACAAGCGATGAATACTATATCTAATTTAACAGCCGAAACTGCTCGTCAGAACAGGCAGTTTGTACGCGACCAATTTGACTTCCAAAGTGAAAGAGCATTACAAGCGTTTAGAAGGGCTGAGCTAGTTAGTAGGCAGTTAGATAGGCAAGTGAGTAGAGACGTAACAGATCTTAATACACTAACTTCTGCTATAAACGATATTAGGGCTACTAGAGCAGACGTGCTTAAAGAAGTACTTAGTACCAATCAAAGATACCTACAGTTAAAAGCACTAGAGCGGCAAGGTAAATTAGACGAAGAAGAAGCAGAAGAGCTTAACGAACTTAAAAAATCTGTAGAGACGGTAATATACGAAAGGTTAGGTGCAAGCGACGAAATACTACAACGTCTAACTGAGCAGGCCGATGCCGTAAGAAGTAAGCGAGAAATTTCTGTTGACCAAATAGAGAATTTTGCTGCACTGCCGCAGTAGTTAAGTACTCATGCGCTTATATAACGTACTGTTAAATGATGGCACTAGCGAAACAGTAGAGGCTCCCGAGAACGCTACTAGAGAGCAGTTAGCCGAAGCTATAAATAGAAAGCGTGTTGGCCCTTCTATATATGAAGCCTACAGTAAAGAGGCGGTAGATAGACGGCGTACTAAATTAACACAACTAAGAAGCGAATTAGCTGAAGCTAGAGAAAAAGCTAGTGAAGCGCAAAGAGGTAGTTTTTCTCGCGGTCTAGATATAGGAACTGATCTTGTAGCTCAAGCTACTGGCTCTGGTTTAGAGGGTATAGGTAGCCTACTTGGGTTAGAAGGGCTTGAAGAGTATGGTGCTGAAGTAGCCCTAGAGAACGAAGCTGATATACAGCGTAAATCTCGTTACCAAACTAAGTTTGACGATATTGAAGGTGCTGAAGATTTTTTCTCTTATCTTGGTGGTGTAGCTGCCGAGAGCGCCCCTGCTACGGCTGCTGGTATTGCTGGTGGTATTGCTGCCGCTGCCGCTGCTCCCGTTATAGGCGTAGGTGCTGTCGCTGCCGGTATTGCTGGTGCTACCCTTGCAAACCTGCCGTTCTTCTACGGTATGAACCGTGAACGTCAAAAAGAAGCCATAGAACAAGGGTTTAGAACCGAAATAAGTGAAGGCGCTGCTTTTCTTACTGCACTGCCTCAAGCGTTGTTGGACGGTATTGTTGACCGCTTGTTAGTTGGTGGTGTTTCTAAGTTAGGTGTTACAGAAAAAGCACTTACCGGCGGCGGTATATTTACTAGAAGTACAAAGGGCGCAGGTTTAGGTGCGGTTGTAGAGGCACCCACAGAGATAGGTCAACAGATACTGGAGCGTGCCCAAGCTGGTTTACCTTTAGATAATGAAGAAGCACTTGCCGAATATAGAGAGGCAGGCATAGCAGGCGGCTTATTAGGTGGTGCCATTAGAGGAACCACAAGCGCTGCCGGTATTGGTATTGATACAGACGATACTTCAGATACAACGCCAACTCCTACACCCATCTCTGACCCCGATGTAGGTGTAGAGGCTGCGGATGACACAGGCGGCATTGCTAGTCGCTTCTTAGACCCAGAGTTTGTAAGTTCTCAAGAGCTTGAAGGCGCGGACAGGACTGCTACAAAGCTAGCTTTAGAGGAGATATTAGCTAGAGACCCCACAGCCACACGGGAAGAAGTTAAAGCAAAGGTAGCCGCAGACCCTAGAGTCGTGGAGGCTGCGCAAAAAGAAAGAGAAGAAATCACCTCAAGATTGGCTGCAGGGGCAGAGCTTACAGAAGAAGAAATTAGTCAAAGAATGGCTGCTGTAACTGATGAAACACTAGCAGCTACCACCGAGACAGAAGCGGCACGCGAAGCTACTGAAACTGGCGGCGTTGAAGAAGCGGCAGTAGAGACCGCCCCCGAAGTAGAAACAGAAGCGCAGCCCGCACCAGAAAGACCCATAACTGCTGAAGATCTTAAAACTTTTGGTATTCGTAAAGGTTCAAAGGCAGCGAAGTTTGTAGGTCAAGACTTAAACAACGCAGAAGTAAGAAGTGATTTTAAGGCTGCTGTTGGTAAGTTAAAGAACAGCTTGGCAATACAAGACAACATAGCTAGGACTCTTGAAAATGAACGACAAGCCCAAGTTACGGAAGTTACAGAAGAGTCAAGTGGAGTCAGCGTTCCGAGTGATATACAAGGCGCACCAGAGCCAGAAGGAGACGGTGATACCGCCAGCACTGTTGAGTCTGGACGAGGAACAGTGGGAGATGTTGACGATAGCTCTGGACGACCTGCTACTGGAACTGGAAGAAGCGACCCTGCACTAGCCCCAGCAAGTAAAATAGAAACACTTGAAGGTATGGGCTTTAAGATTAACGGCAGGGAGGGTAAGAAAAAGAAGCAAGAGCCAAAGCCTCAACAGGTAGCTGGTGTAGAAGCACCCACAGTAACAGAACTACCTAACAACGAACTTGAATTTAAGTTTGGTGACACAGGGCCGGTATTTAGAGGTAAGCAAAAAGAAGGTGTCATAGATATAGAAGGCGCACCAGAAATTACAGCGTTTTCTAAGAACGAAGCGGTAAGAAAGCTACAAACAAAAGTAGCGGGTGCTGGGTTAGAAGCACAAGCGGGTAGAGCTATAGCAGGGCAAGCAGAACTACCCGCAGTAGAAACTGAAGAGACCGTAACTCCTACAGAAGATGTAGTCGAAGGCATATCAACCAAAAGAGAAGTAGCGCTATCTAAAGAAGATACAGGCGGAGAAGCCGTACTAAGCCGTAAAGAACTAATGCAGGAAGCTAGGGCTATGGGGCTGTCCACTGCAGAGGCTAAAGAATACACAGATGCAGTGCTAGCTGGTATAGAAGGCTTAAACCTAGATGTTGGCGAACTATATCTACTAGGCAGGGGCGTAAAAGGTCTGGACGCACCGCTACCGAGCAATGCTGTCACGGCGTTACAGGCCGGTGATATAAAAAGTGCTCTAGAAACTGTTGCAAAAAGTACGTCTAACAAGGATATACGGCAAATTGCTAGGAAGTTAATACCTTTAGTGGGCACCACTAGGGTAAGGCTTGCGCGACTACAAGAAAACTTACCAGAAAACGCTTCTGCAATAGACAGATTCTTGTCCAGAAAAGTTAGTCGTATCACAGAAGGTAGCCCTGTGTTCGGACAGTACTACCCCGGTGCAGAAAGTGTATTAAACCAACTGTCTGCTGATGCGACTATAGAGGAAGCTAGAATACAGGCTAGGCTTGCTGACGAGATAGAAAACACCATAGTCCTAAATCAAGACACTGCAGAAGGTATGTCTGTGGTTACATTGCTACATGAGATGACGCACGCAGCTACAATAAATACATTGGCTCAACCGTCAAACCCAGTAACGACGCAGTTACGAACCATATACAATAGTGTAAAAGAGCAGTTACAGGGGCTGTATGGTTCAGAAAGCCTAGAAGAGTTTGTGGCAGAAGCGTTTAGTAACCCCATGTTTCAGCAGAGGCTCGCTAGGATAAACATAAAAGGCGAGCAACTAAGTGCCTTTGACCGATTCAAGAACGCTATACGCAGGCTATTTAGACTCCCCATAAAAAAAGATACTAAGCCCGTATCCAAAGAAGTTAATGCCCTTATAGAACAAATACTAGCGCCCGCTCCACAGTATAGAGGGCTAGGCACAATATCTAATAGTTCTTCGCCTAGAGAAGTGGCTGCTATAGGTGAGGCTTTGAAGAACCGCACTGCGGGCGCGTTTAGTAAAACGAGTAGGGAAGTCTTAGCAAACAGGATAAAGGGTATATTTTCTGGCCCCCAAAACCCTGCTTCTGTAGCAGCCAAAAGGGTAGTAGGTGGATTCTTACCGAACAGTAGTATTGGGGATTGGGCGGACTCACTAGGTTTAGACGGTGCCACAGACGTACTTGAAGCTATAGAAAATCAACGGGGCGATCTTAGTAGGTCAGAGCAAGTCACACGAAGAAAACTGCTGCCCATACTGCAGTGGGGCAACAAAGCCACTAAAGAGATAAGAGACAGATTTAACGATGTTGTATACATCAGCACCATAGAAGGAGTAGACCCGTCAAAAGATTTGTCTGCTTATACAGGTAAAAAGTTAACCATATATAAAGAGCTTAGAAGAGAGTTTGATAAGTTAGGCCCAGATGGACGAAGGGCGTATACCAACCTGCGTGACTTCTACAAGTACCAATACAACCAACTGCTAAAAGCGCTAGAGGGCAGGATAGACGAGCTAGAAGCACCCCAAGAAGTTAAGACTAATCTTAAGAACGAACTGCTTGGTCAACTACTGCGACAAGCAAAAGAAGACCCATACTTTCCTCTGACTCGTAAAGGTACATATTTCTTAGCTGTTAAAGACCCCAAGGCACAGGCTAATTCTGCCGTGTTTTCGTTTGAGAACAATGGCGACAGAAACATGGCTATAGATGAGTTTACAGAGATGGGCATGGACGTTGAGATCTTTGACCCTAATGACTCAACTATGTATACGGGTGACTCGGTGCCCCCAGCGTTTGTCGCTAATGTCCTGCGGACACTAGACGCTCAAGTAGGCGCATTAGAACCAAACCAAAAAATAGGCTATGAAGCGGCAAGAGAGCAGATAACTAAGTTATTTATACAATCACTGCCAGAATCTTCTTTTGCGAAAGGGCTGCAGAAACGTAAGAAAACAGAAGGCTACGACAAAGATGCGTTAGAAGCTGCTAGAACAAAAGGCTACGACCTAGCTAGACAGGCCTCACGCATAAAGAACAGCGCTATAATTCAATCCAAACTAACGTCGTTTTTAGAAAAAAGTAAAGGCGGAGATGTAGAAGTAGTTAGAGAAATACGCGAACGAGCGAAGTTTGCGATGAACCCGCCCAAAGACAACTTTGCAAAGAACTTAAATCGCATGGCGTTCTTGTGGACTATCGGTTTCAATGCCTCTTCTGCCTTGGTCAACTTATCTCAGATACCACTTTTTGCGTACCCAATGCTCGCTGGTAAGTATGGTTATGCCAACACAAGTGCGGCTATAAAAGATGCGGGTAAGTTGTTTGTAGGCACACCCCTAAACCAAACACAAGAAACTTTGTTTGGCGGTACTCGTAATGCTAGATCAATAAGAGAAGCGTTAAAGGGTAGAGATAAACTTAAAAATGTTATGGAAGCTACGCAGGATAAAGCGCAGCCTTCATTGGAGAACTACTACACAGTTACAGAGTCTGACGGTCAACTTACATATGCGGTGCGAGAAGACCTAGACCTTTCGCAAGAGATGAAGACAGAGCTTGAAAACTTGGTACCTCTAGTTCGCTTAGCTGCTAGACGTGGGCAGTTGGGTTCTTCTTTCATAGCAGAGACACTTAGCGTAGATACTTCTGGAAGAGACATAAGTAGAGCCGATTTTATAACTAATATGTCTGCTTTGATGTTTCATACCGCAGAAGTTATGAACCGCCAAACTACATTGGTAGCAGCGTACAAACTTGCTTTGGACAAGGCTACAAAAGGTAAAGATCTTACAGAATCTCAATTAAGAGAAGCAGAACAGAAAGCCGCTGCAGACGCAGTGTATGAGACCCAACAGATAAACGGCGGGGCTAACCTAGAAACTGGGCCAAGATTTGCACGCTCTGGTGTTGGTCGTGTGGCTCTTATGTATAAGAACTACGGCATCACCATGTACTACAAGATGCTGAAGACCGCATGGGAGGGCACAAAAGCAGCTTACGGTGGGGACACAGAGGCAGCTAAAGTGGCATTTAAGCAGTTGGCAGGGGTGCATATGTCCGCATTGCTGCTAGCAGGGGTGCAGGGATTACCACTGTACGGCGCAGCCACAATGATATACGACATGCTGGTAGGTGATGAATCAGAAGAAGACTTTGAGACGTTTGTACGCCGATCTTTAGACAACGAGATGCTATACAAGGGAGTTCTGTCAGAAGTAACTGGGCTGGATGTATCTAAACGTGTGGCGTTAACTAACTTGTTATTTGAAGCAGACAGATTTAACTCTAATCCATCACCCGAAGAGTCGTTTATGCACTTCTTTGGTGGCCCAGCGTGGAGCGTAGGCTCTAGGGCTTGGGAGAGTTTTGAAGATCTTTGGCGTGGAGAAGATATGGAGCGAGCGTTTGAGGGTATGGCACCGGGAGCCATACGTAACGCTTATCGTGCTCTGCGTAGATACCCCAGAGACGAAGGCATCCTCACTCGTAGAGGTGACCCCATGTACGACGATATAACCGGCGGACAGTTGTTCGCGCAGTTGCTTGGGTTCCCGCCTACAGAGTATATGAACAACATGGAAGAGTCCTCTAAAGCCAAGCGTATGAATGACGCCGCTGCAAACAAACGAAGAAGATTGTTAAAAAGATATTATGTAGCAATGCGGTTTGGCGATTTCATGGAGGCAGACAACATACGACTAGAAATGGCTGAATTTAGTAACTCTAGGGCGGTGCAGCAAGATCCAAAACTGGCTATAACACCAGAGACTATTGAACGGTCTATGAAAGCTCACGAACGTACAACCACTAGAATGCACAACGGTGTGTTGTTATCTCCTGCCACGCGAGCGACTGTGGAAGCTGAAGGTTTTTTCTAGGGTGACCCACCCCCTCGGTGGGAAGAGGGTGGGCCGGTTTTGGAGAACCACAGCGTTCCGCTGCGTGTCATATGGTATCACGTAGTTCTCCAGAGTCTCACACCTAATTTATTGCCCTCAGTTCGGACTTGGTGCTCAAAAGTCCACCCTTTAGACTCCATAACTTGTTTTGCTTGTAGGTATGTAGCTTGTGTGTCGATACAGGGAATGAATACAGACATCCCCACTAACATCTTACTCCAGTACACTACTACTCTTACCCCATCCGGGCAGAGATCATCAGTAAGTATTACTTCGTCGCTGACGTTTTGTTTGATTCTACTACTTCTAATGACCGCCAATCCTCACCCATGTGTTTACGGGCTTCGTCCGTGGCTTTGCTTTTAGCTTCCTCTAAAGACTCTGCTTCAACTGCAAAATACTTAACTGTCGTTAGATAAAGCTCAAGCTCATACCGCTTCATCCACATCTCCTTGTGGTAATTGTACAGAACAGTCTACGACTATAACGTCGGTGGGCGGCAGACGTAGATGCGTACCTTTACTCAATCGCATCTTTGACTTTTTAGCACTCATCTTAGACTTCAAGTCTTGAACGAAAGATGCATAGTTTACTTGGTGCTTACCACACCACTCTCGCAGCGGTTTCGGCACAAGGTAGGCACGCTTCACGTCTGTTTCGTACCTAGCCACAAGTCTAGCGCGTGGGTTCAAGTCAGGTATTACAAGCTCATCTAGCCCGTTGTTATTGGCTTTTCGTAAGTCATCCGTACTCTTAATCCAAAGCACGTTGCCGTAATGATCGTTCAAATAATCATTAAGCACTTGTTCTGCAGAACTACTCATATCAGCAACACTCCTTTTGTTTTCTTCTAACACGCTCAATATCCATCTATATACCTTCTTTGTGCTGTAGGGTAATAAGCCCATATTCTTGCAGATCACCAGCGCAGTAAGCGTGCACGCTGCACCTGCAGACCAAAACCTGTTCTCAGCAGCCAAGCCAGCCTTAGAGTCCACCTTCAACTGCGTGGCCTTTAGTAACTCTTTAACGTCATCTAGGTTGTTTATGACGTACTGCACAAACGGCACACCCGCATGGCCGTAATCGCTTTGTAGGGCTAGAGCGAATGCATCGGTAGCTTCTTTAGTGTTTGCACTCTTGTAATGCTTATTTACTTTGTACTCAAGTATGCGCTGTGCTTCTGCTTTCGGCGCTTGCTTGTCCATCATTATCTTTTCTATCAGGCTAGTGTTCGCGCTGGATACGGTCATAAAGCTCCATGCATATCCATTGAAACGCTCTATGTTTGCACTGCTAGTTAGCCTACGCCGCTGCTTACCGCTATATAACTGGTAGGCCATATCACTAAGCTCGCTAGAGTTCATGTTTGTAACTTCGTCCATGAAGAACGGTAGGTTGTTATAAATTTCAGCCCTATTCATCTTGGCTAAGTATTTGTCCTCTTTGCTCAGGATAAGTTCTTCTGGATTACCCCATACACCCAGCCCTGCGAATTGTGCAGTAGTTTTACCAAGCCCAGAATCATCGCTATGTAGATGAAGCATGGAGCAAGACACAGGCATGAGTTTCATTAGTATGGAGCCGAATGATGCACCTAAGACGTACTGATATGCCTCCTGCCCGTCTTGGTTTAGAAAGGCCATTGTTTCTTTCCAGCCTTCTAACGTGCCTTTAGATTCAAATGCGGGGAACATAGAAATAGTATTTGACGCAGGGGGGTTGAAGTCCACGCGGTCACCAAATATCTCTTGGTTACCTAGTATAAACGACTTCATATCATCATCTGTCCAACCAAACTGACGATGGGCGGTTTCCGCCACAGACTTAGCCTGTAGCTCGTTTACCCACGTAGTTGTGTAATCCATGAGTTCATCCATCCTCTTTATAGCTACGCCTTGGGCGCTCATGTTTTTACGGAACTCTTCCCGTGAAGTAACAGCAGTCAAAGGAAGCGTAAATTCACGCATACCGTCTTTTGGTAAGTGCAAGCACATAACGACAGATTCACCAAGTTCGGGGTCATGCACGCGCTTAACCACATATATGTCATTATGATAAATAAGTTTATCTTCTGGCTCACCATCTGGGCCGTTCGCTCTTACGTATATACCGCCATTCGCCCCACGAAAGTATGGTCTTGGGTACTCAGGTATCACATACGTTTTAGTAGGTGCGTTTGGTAGCGAAGCAGATACTGTTTCTACTACGTTATCTTTATCAGTCGCTTCGATTATGTGTCGGCCTAACACTATGGGAGACTTTATCTTGCCCCAGTACGGGCACTTTCGACATATTTTTGGGTTGAACTCATCAAACTTAATGCACTGGTACGGGCCTTTTATCAAGTCCATTTTGTACGCTGTGTCTTCTGGTGTGTAGCCTTCGTGCCCCCTAGATATAAAGTGCGCTGCTTTTTCTGAATCAGAGCAAAACTTTGCTATAGATAGCCCCGCTCTCCACATAGGCTCAGAGCAGTTTTCTTGGTCATTTATTATCATCTCTAGTTGCTTACAACCAGATTCCATCTTTATTTTGTTTACTATCGTCCCAAACTTGTTCTCGCTGTTACCCATCAGGGCTTGCGTTACAGCATTTACGCCGTTACGCGGACTGCGTTGAGGTACAGGCAGTGGGTTATTACCCAGTAATTCTGAGAACTCATCAAAATCTACAAGTGGTGGAGGCTCCACCCCATATATGACTACCTTGCTAGGCGGGTCAGTCTTGTGATTGTGCGTGCTGACTACACGTAAAACTCTAGCGGCATCGGCAGTAACAGCAGGATCTGCTAAGAAGTTATGTTCTGCGCACTGCGCCTTGAGTTGTTCTGCTACAGGCACCCAATCATCTGTAGGTACAGACTCCTGTAAAGCCCAGTAAACGTGTATCCCACGCCCTGAGTTAACCATCAGGGGTTTAGGCAGCTTAAGCGCTTTGCAGAACCTACGTAGTTCAGCTACCGCTTCTTCTTGTGTTGCGAAGTCCTTACTAGGCCCACAGTCTAGGTCTAAGAAGAACGCCTTAAATGACAGCGTATTATCTACACGACGTGACCCAGCTTCAGAAAACGTAGCCAGCGCAAAGTAAACATCGTAACCCTGCGCATCAAGGTCATTAGCGGTGTCTACCACATCGTCCAGCGACGTGAAAAACATCTGTTTTCTTTGGTCGTTTGCTAGGTGGTTGGCGAATATACAGTAGTTACCTGTATCACTGAGCACCCTGCTTAAAAATTGCTTGGTGTGCATGACTATTACTCATAACCGAAAGACACCGTGGCAGGGGCGTCGGTACACCCTCTTCGATTGCTCTAGCCACGATGGTAGTTATGGAGCTTTAGTCGTCCCACTCATCAATCACAGCCGTGACTGCTTCTTTCTCCTCCTTTGGAGCTGCGGACTTCTTCACCATCTTCTTAGGTTCTTTTACTGGAACCTCCTCTTCCCACTCGTCTTCTGCGGGAGTAGCCGCTACAGGTTCTGGTGTTGACTCAACAGCGAATGCACCACCATCACCACCTTCAATGGTGAACCCTTCTTCTTCCTCAAACGGATCTCTGGTTGGCATTGGTGCATACTTGAGCACCTGCACTGCCCTTGGTCGGAGTTTGACCCCCGCTTTATCATCTTTCTTTATATAGTACGGGTGCAGTGATACTTGTAAGTTAATTGTGCTGCCGCCGGTCAACATAAACCCGTCAGGCAGTGGCGTTCTCTTTGCATCCACATGTGAGGGCGGTCTGCTAGCCTCACCGTTGTAGGCACCCTCCGTAGCCGCTTTATGCACCCAATTACCGTCGTCGTCTTGGTCAAAAGGCTTATCAAACTTTTTCGGCCAGTTATTTTCTTGTCCTGCTTCCTCCGTATATGCTTGCCTCATAGCAGCCCAAAGACCCTTCTGCCCTTCGTCATCCATAACAAAGTTTAAAGAAAACTCTGCGCCGACTTCTTTTGGGTCACAGGGGACGCTTTTGTTTTTTGCGTCACTCCATTTATACGTTTTATCCATCCTTGGGTGTAGCGCTTTCACGCCCTTAACTATGTATGTCGGTCTATTAGCCATTCTTATGTTCTCCTAAACATTTGTATTTATGCTATTTCACTCACGGTAAACCCCTCCACCTCATCGAATGGCGATGCTGCACTACTCCACACTGGTGGGGCACTGAAGGTAATCGCTTTCAATGTATCGGGGTGTCTCTCAAGCTCCATAGCAATCTTAAGTTCGGCCTCGTCTAACACCCGCATGGGTCTAAAACGTAGCCTTGGCGCGTAACTTGTCTGCTCAAAACAGATCCTAGTTACGACGGTTGTAGCAGACGTATCGTGTTTCACTAAGTGTTTTACATAGTTCTGCATCGACATCCAACCGCGTTCAGCCTCACCAAACAAACTCGTTGCTGGTAGTTGTAGCTGAAATACGTCGTATAGATTGTCCTCTACAAAAGTAATAGCGATCCGTTGTAAGAACTTACAAGCTCTTGAACCGCCTCCTCCTGACCCCCGTATATTTTGCTCGCAGTCTATGCAGCGTGATGACTGCCTAGTTCCCGCTGGAACATCTGGATCGGGTGCCTGTGTGTTAGATGACCAACAGCTAGGAGTAGCTGCTCGGTTTGGGTCATAGACTCCTGAGTAAAACATACGTGACATGCCTGCTGCATTTACGATCACTACATCTAGAACATCAGAGCCTACTTCTACCTCTTTACCGTCTACTACCTTACGAAACTTACCGTCCCGTATGCTGATCTTCTTAAACCCCATACTACAGATCTTCGTCCAGATCCCCTACCTCTTCGACACGCTCTTTAATATCTTCAGCAAGTTCTTTTGCCAAAGTGTTAATAGCCATGTCCTCTACAACAGTATTGGTTTCATTCAAATCTGTGTTTAGCAGGGCAAACACCACACGATTTAGATCAAAACGGTACGTCTTGCCTACGTGTATGTAGGTGTTTTCGGGTATGAGATTAGCTCGTAACCATGAACGAACGGTGCTCACGGACACTTTGAGGTGCTTCGCTACCTCGTCTATGTCTACCAAGTTTATTTCAGCCGTCACTTCTTTTTCCTTACATTGATTGTGTACTCAGTATTAGCATTCAAACCTTTAGGTAGTTTCTCAGGGTTCTCCTCCAGCCATTCTTTGATGGCTTTTTGGTGGAGCCGCTGCTGTAAGAACTCTGGCACTTGCTCTTCTATTATGAACTCACGCATCTCTTCCCAGTTGTTAGTCTGGTACACGGTCTTAGTGGTCTTATAAAAGGTGCCTGTGTCGGTTGACACGTTCTTAGCTTTGGTAGCGTCAAGATGCTTCATCATTTCGTCTTTGATGAGATCCTGCTGTTCACTGAGTTTGTTGTCTTCTTTATCAAAATCAGACTTAAGCTCAACACGCTTGTCCCTGATCTTCAGATAAACCTTTATCAGCTTATCTGTATCCACGCTGTTTGATTGCATTTAGGTTCTCCAATTACCTAGCAGTACACTTTAGTTGTAAGCAACTATCTAATCAAGTATTTCCTTGTATAAATCTATCATCTTTGTGTGGTCGTCAATTCTATTATCTAATAATGAGTACACACGTTTCTCTGCGAAGGAGCCTTGCAACTGCACCACCGTACACTTGTGATCCTGCCCAGAGCGATGCACGCGAGCATTAGCCTGCGCGTAAGTTTCTAATGAACTTGTCGGCCCCCACCATACCACTGTATTCGCCGCAGTAAGTGTGACTCCGTGAGCCGCTGCAGCGGGTTGTATAACTAACACTTGTGGCGCGGCGTTAGTCTGAAATCGTTTGAATATGTCCGTGCGTTTGGCCGCACTCACGTCTCCCCTAATGACCTCAGTGGGTATACCGTCGTTTATAAGTTTGTCGGTCAGTATGTCTATAACGTGCTTGAACGGCACGAACACCAAGACTTTCTTGGTTGACTCGTCTATCACCTCACGAAGAACTTTATAACGATGCTTGATGTCAAACTCTAAAGAGTCACCGTCATCCGTGTACACGGCACCACTTGAGATCTGCAGTAACTTGTTCATGTTTACGGCAGCATTAGCCGCAGTTATCTGTTCTCCAGCGGCCTGCATGACCATAGTATCTTTAAGTTGCTTGTAGTATTTCTTCTGCTGCCTAGTCATTTCCACCGTGCGCTTGACGTAGACCATGTCTGGTAGGTCAAGACACTCTTCTTTTGTGAACCTAATCGCTGGCTGCAGTGCTTTGAATACGGTGTCTGTAGCGTTTTCTTTAGGCACCCACTTAAAGTTAGTGACCTTCTGCATCACCATGTCACGGAAAGAACTAAAGAATCTAGGCACTGCGTTCGGGTTGACCAGCTTTGCCAGACCAAACGCATCGACAGGACTTTGTGCTGCTGGTGTGCCCGTCATCATCCACAACCACATGTGCGGAGCTAACAACTTATTCAGCACCTTCCAACGTCGGGTCTGCGGGTTCTTATAGTGTGTAGCTTCATCCACGATGATTAGATCAAACCCACCATTAGCTATGGCATCTGCAACTATCTCTACACCGTCGTAGTTAATAATCACGAACTCGGCACCGCTTTCTATTATCTTTCGACGCTTCGGTGCAGCGCCGTAGGCTACATCCGCAGTTCTGTGCATGGCGAAGGTAAACAGATCATCCATCCACGCTGATTCCATGATGGATAAGGGGCATATCACGAGTACACGCGAGACATACCCTTTGTTCATCAGGTAGTCAGCGGCCCATATAGCACTTGCTGTCTTGCCAGTGCCTTGCTCGTTAAAGCAGAACGCTCTTTTATTCAAAGTGAAAAACTCAGAAGTAGTCTTCTGGTGCTTCATCGGTGTGTGCTTACCCGTCCAATCGTATCGTGTACGTATCGGAGACGGCACGTTTATATTTAAGTTCTTTAGAACGTGAGCTTCTTCTAGCCCCCAGTTCACAATCACTTTGTTGTCTTGAAGCTCTTTGCTCTTGGGTATAACGCTCGTAACTTTTTTAGGGTCACGCAACCTAAGCAACAGGGCTTTGTTATCTACAACCTGCATGTTGTTCTCCAAATGCCGCCTTTAACACCCACGGACGGCGCGTGGTCTACCCCCTCTGACTTCGCAATGCGTGGACTTGCTTTCCAAGCAAATCAGAAGGGCGTGTTATCTCTTTGTACTGTGACCGTTTCTACTACGGTTCTTGCTTCGGCTCTCCACCTTGTAGCCATCTTTGTTAGTACCACCTCTACTTAACATTTTGTTATGGCTTACGTCTTTGCCTTCGCGTTTGTCTGCTTTGCCGTTCTTGTTGGCATCGCGTCCTGTTTTATCCATTGCTCGGCGTGCGCGTTGTCGCTCCATGCGATCTCCATGCTCGCCCCTTGCCACCTGCTGGCGATACTCTTTCTTGTAGTTTCGTTGTCGCCTACGCATCAGTTCCTTCCATTATGTGGACACTCAACAACCTGACACCACTTTTTGCATAGCCCATTAGGTTTAGGGTTCCACACATCATTGTCGAAAGCAGACTGCATGTTGTCATAATTATTCATCCACTTATCCCACAGCGCGGTTTCATCTTCAAGTACATAGCGATCTCTTATGAGGTCTTCGCTTACAACAAATAAAAGTCCCGCTCGGACAGTTTCTACTTCGGGGTAGTGCTTAAACGCGGATAACGCCATAAGCTCTAACTGCCCCTTGTCTGCATATCTTGCCGACTTGCCTGTCTTGTAGTCAATGACCCAAGCCAACTTATCTTCTTTATTTAAGATCAATAAGTCCGCTATGCCTCTAAACCAAACGTCACTGTCATAGAAGCTGCACGGCTCTAAGTTCTCAGTAAGCCCCATCTTAATTTCACACAGTTTCTCGCCTTTCTTGGCGTTGAGTGCGTCAAGCATACCCTGTGCGTACTTAAACCTTGGGTCTAGCTCACCCCCGTCACGTATGTATATCTCCGCTGCTTTGTGGAACTCGTCGCCATAGCGTATGGCGTCACTCATCTTAAACGGATACTTCTTTACTACTTTCTCATAGTAAAACTGTTTCGGGCACTGCTGAAACGCTTTGATCCTACTGAACGACCACGGTGCAGCACTCAACTACTCACAGTCTCCATACGCTCTAGCCACACCGCTCTCGCAATCAAGCGGCAGTCCTTCTGCCCAATCTGGCACGAACCGCATACACTCTTCAATGTACTGCTGTGCTTCACTAACTTCTTCCTCTGGTACACACGCGATTATAGAGTCATGCACCGTTAGTACAGGTGCGTACCTCTTACTTATTAGTAGCATCTGATCGGCTATGATGCAACGTGCCACTGCCTGACATATGTTCTCTACACATTTTCCGCCGTATATCTTGGTGCGACCTCGTCTAGTCTTGTATGTGAACTCTAGCCCTCTTTCGTTTTGCTCAGCCTTAAGATCTTCATACCGCATCACTAAATCTGATGGCAGCCGAACGCCTTGTAACGCAGCTATGGGTTCTATAACAGACTGCTCGCCTATGTTGACCACTGAGTTCTTAGACAACTCTTCCAGCATAACATTAGCATCGCGCCATAACTTGCTGATCTTCCAGTTAACATCACGGTAGATACTAATAACCCTACGGCACTGATCCATGGGTAGCTCAACCCCAAAGTTCTTAAGCTGTGCTTGAAAGCGTAGAGCGCCCATACCATACCCAGCGCCAAGTATTGTAGTCTTACCGACGAACCGCTGCTGTGCAGTTATGTCCTCCTCCCGCACATCATAGATCCTTGCAGCCATCTTGACGTAGACATCCTCCTTGTTGCGGAACGCCTCGGTCAGATCATCCTGCCCAGCGAACCATGCCAACACCCTCGCCTCTATTTGCGATGAGTCACAGTCTATGAGCATGTAACCTTCGGGGGCCATAATGCTCTTCTTTAACATCTTACCGTCAGGCCCACGGCTCGGTAGGTTCTGTAGGTTTATCTTGTCTGCCCCGCCCCATCTACCTGTGTGCGCTGCGTAGTACCTCACTGGAACCGGCAATGTTCCGCGCTTCGCGATGTCTATAAAACGCTGCGTGCGTGTCTCTTCTAACGTACTCTTGTTCCCAAGACGTGCAGCTACTAAGGCTTGTACGTTCAAATTATCGTGTTCTTCCAATGCTTTGAACGCTTCATCTGTCTTAGCGAACGCATAAGTTTCTTTGCCTGTTGCTGGGCTTGTCTTAGTAGGAGGTACAACACCTTGCTCTACAAGAAGTTCTGCAAACTTGTCGTTACTCATCAACTGCTTCTTGTCAGTTATGTCCGCAGCTTCTAGTAATTCGTCCTTACGGTCACGTATGCTGATTAGGTGTTGTTCCAACAGGCCGAGATCTAGCTCAAGCATGGGGTGTATAAACATACGCAACGTGCAATCAATGATCTTAAGTTCTTTCTTAGGAAACGATTGATTCATTATCGAGAACAGCTTGTAAGTAAGCTCTACATCGTTGATGCAGTAGTCACCGTACTTATCTAGTTCCGACTCCGTAAAGTCTTCGCGTCGTTTACCGAGTGCATTGAGCACCTCAGTTCCTTTCTCGCCGACTCCGTACCGTTCTGCCAATGCCTTGAGGCTTGCACCAACCTCCACGCCATGTAAGCCACGCCCCATGCACATAGTATCAGCCCAAGCGCGAGGGCGAATACCAAATAGCCAAGACAATATAGCCCCATCAAACATGGTGTTGTGA